GGTGAAATAGACTGGGATTTAGAAGCTATTAGAGCTACACAATCTAGCTGGAAAGATGAATGGATTACCATATTGTTATCCATACCATTCCTTCTTTGTTTTATTAATGATGACACAAGGCAGATGGCATTCGCTGGATTCCAAGCATTGGAACAAGCTCCAGCTTGGTATACATATTCTTTTGGTGTAGTGATTGCTGCATCATTTGGTATAAGATCAGCAACTAAATTTTTTGGAGGTAGGAAATAATGCCAGAACCAGAGATAAAAACATTAGAAGTAAAAAGTGTAAACGATAAATATAAAGAAGCTTCAGATAAACAAAAGGCAAAAGATAAAGCTGAATCTTTTAGGAAAGATGAAGAAAAAGGTTTGTCTAAATCTATGGGAACTGCTGGACCAAAAGAATCAGTAGACATGAGTAGTGGTGGTGATGATGATAAACCAAAAGTAACTGCTAAACAAAAAGAAGAGTTTAGAGAGCAAGAAGATACTTATCGAACTAAATCACCCGGTACAGTAGGGGATAAGTATTACAAAAATCCAGAAGGAACTGGTACAGGTCAAGGTGGTAGTGGTATTCCTGTAGAAAAAAAAGAATCTAAATCTAAATCTATTTCAGCACCAATGGACAGACCAGATGACTTAGGTTTTACTTATTTAGAAAATTTTAATAATGATAGTTATTCTTATGCTGTTCAATCAACTGAGCCAATAATAGAACCTTTAGATGATAATCTAATATATAGCACTACTGATAATCCATATGAAACATACACACCAGCATCAAGAAGGCAGTATCCAAGATCTCAAGAATCTTTACTAGCTGGTACATTAGGTGCTGTGAGATTAAAACTAAAAGTAAATTTGTTAGATAGGAATAAAACATTTATTCAAGCAATAGAAGGAAAGGTAACATTTTAATGGCATATAAATTATCAGATAGAAGTTTAAGTAAATTAGAAGGTGTGCATCCAGAGTTAGTTGATGTTGTTAAGCTTGCTATAACACTGAGTAAGGTAGATTTTGGAGTGACATTTGGTAAACGTACCAAAGAAGAACAAGAAGCTTTAGTTAAAGCTGGTAGATCAAAAACATACAAAAGCTATCATCTTGTTCAGAAAGATGGATACTCTCATGCAGTAGATCTGATGGCTTATATCAATGGCCCATGTTGGGAATTGAATGTTTATGATGATCTTTGTGATGCTATGAAAGATGCATCAAAACAATTAGGTAACATCCCAATCAAATGGGGTGCAGCTTGGAGTGAAGGTAGTATTACTAGTTATAAAGGTACTGCTGAAGATGCTATGAACGCGTACATTGATCTTCGTCGTTCTCAAGGTCGTCGTCCATTTCTTGATGGTCCCCATTTCGAACTAATGTACTTATAAGTTCTGCTGCTAAGGCAGCATAACCAGCTATATCTTTATAAGAATCCATATGCAAAGGATCTTCTTTTAATCTAATAGCTTTTGTAAGTATCATCATAATACAAACATCAAGATAATTAAACTTTTCATCTTTAAACTCTGACCAGCATTTAGCTATTGATCTTAGGTTTTCGCTTGGATGTCCATAGGTGTGTTGTCTTGTTGTGAGTGTGTCACCTACTTCTCTTAGAAATTGTGATCTATTCATCTGTTTCTCCTTGTAAAAGAAGGAGTGCTAGAAGGGTGTAGTCCAGCACTCCCCTTGAGTCTATCTATTATGAAAGAGAGGATAGACTCTCTTAGAACGGAATCTCGTCATCAAGCAAAGGAGTTGAGGGAGTACTTTCCTTTTTTGATTGGTCGTTATTCTGTTTCTGATTCTCAGAAACTTGCAGGCTGAGATAATTTTTATTACCACTGTGTTGTTTTTTCCAAGCAGCTAAACGCAGTTTGGTTCCAGTATTAATTTCAAATCTCTCATGACAATTACCAGTGTAATCTGGTGATCCACTTTTGAGGTTATCATTTTCAAACATTGCACATAATTCTGTGTAACATTTTAACATAACCCTGCCACCTTTGGTTGTACTTCGAATCACTACCAGTTTATGTTCACTACCATCAATGTCAAGTTTTCCCTCCAATATAAAATCATTGTTTGGAAAAGGTTGAAACACTGCTCCATTGTTTTTATTATCGTATTCTTCTGCCATTATCACTCCTTTTTAAAATGGTCTGTTTGGTTTTTTACCAGTTGATACCCAGTCACCATCATCTTCTGTGGCATCATCTGGCATTAGGTTTAGTAATGCTTGTAGTGTATATCTTCTCATGTAAGTAATAGCACCACCAGTTCCTTGTGGACCTTTGTTGTTATTATCTAGTTTAACTGTAGAAGATATTGATGTATTTGTATCAACATGAGTAAGTCTACAAGTTAATGTATCTACTGGAATAGCTACATCTCTTGTTTCATGATTTAAATGAAATATAACCAACAAATTATTATCTTCTAATGATTTACCTACTGCATCCATAATATCTTTAAGTGTGTGAAACTTACCGAATTGTGCTTTGCCACTTTGCTTAAGTGGCTTGAATGTTTTTCTAGCTTTGGCTAGTGCTTGATATATTTTATCTTCCATTATTAATCCTCCATACCTAATGCTTTTTTAGGATTTTTTCTAAACGATTCATTGTTATCTTGATATAGTTTCTTAAGATCAGACTCCCAATCTGATAAAGCATCTGCTTTAGTAACCCATCCCCATTGGTTCCATCTTTTTTTATTCCAAAGAATATAACCTTCTCCATTTATATCATCCCATTTTAATGTGGCGATTGAATATCTATATTTGCTCATTTCTCTCTCCTTAATGAATAACAATTCTTATTGAACCACGCTTATCTCTACGCAATGTAAGCCTATCTGAATACAGTTCTCTTTCATTTGGTGCCACAAGACTCTTTAATTCTTTCTTTGTTTCTTCGTGTTGTGAATGTTGAGTTGCCGTTGAGAAGTAAGTATCAACAAGGCTTGTAAAATAATTATTTTGATTAGCATTTCTTTTGACCATTTGATTGATTAATACTTTGTCAGTATCAACTTCAACCTGGTCAGGATTAGGGGGGGCAGTATCAGATAATACATGCTGCCAAAACTGAAACAATCTATTCTTCATTGCATCAAGATAGTCACCGTTCTTAGCTACATGGACACATTCCCATCTACGATTACCAAACTTATTAGCAAAGTAACAACTAGGTGTATTGCTAATCATCATATAGAATTGCAACTGTGGCATATATCTAGCCAGCTGATCTTCCATCTTGTTGTATTCATAGGTTTCTTTTGCTTCGACAATCGCCGCCCTGCTTTGGGTGGCGGCGTCGATTGTCCCCTTTAGTGGAACACCACTCCAGTTCATCTCATATGTTTTCTGATGATCTACAAGTGATTCTTTGTGTATCTTTTCAAACCAATGCAATATAAATTTTTCATTGTGAATACCAGATTGTACTGTAAAATTATCTGATAAATCTTCTGGCTCTTCTCTTCCAGTTTTGATTGACCATAGTTTAACCCAATCACCATTCATAATACGAACAGCATCTGAGCCACCGATAAAACCTATTCTATTGTTCATGGAACACCTCTCTTTCATAATGTTCTTATATACTATTGACCTAAAAAAGTAAATAGTTTATTACTGTTCAACAGGATACATAAGTGATATTCTCCATATCCTGCCTGTTTAACTAGGGCAGCTTTTTGTTGCCCTTTTTCTTTTCATCTTCCCAATCAATATGGAATGATTCAACTACTTCATCTGGTCTTGTAAACTCTTGTGGTACATATGGTAATGTAATCTCCACTTCTTTCGGTTTCTTTAACCATCTATCATGAAATACTTTTATTCTATGGCTGTACTTTTTTATATCCATAATACTCTGTCCTCGGTCTTTGCAATGGTAGTTTCTCTAAATAAAATTCTTCATACTTATATGTTACATGACATTTATATCCTTTGCCATAGATTTTGTCAGACCACAGTTGACATTCTTCTGCGCTATCAAAATGCATAACAGTAAGCAAGCTATATAAAACAATCTTATTCATCATTATCTCCAATCATATATTTATTTCTTTTCTTATATTCTGGATCAATCATACTTAAAATGTCTTGAAATACAGACGGATCATCTGTTCTTCCATAGAATGTATGTGATGCTTTATCTTGATCTCCTTCTTTATTTCTAAAGCAAGAGATCTTAAACACTTTACCTTTTCTGTACATTTCTTTGAGTGCATCTTGAACGGCATAATATTTTTTCATTTGGTCTTCATTAAGATCACTAAATCTAGTACCCACTATACTAGTAACTCTTACCCATAGATCTTTAAACTCCATACAACGTACTATCATAAGTTTATTCATAATGAGTTGCTCATATGAAACTTCTTTTTTAACTACTTTTTTGCATGGTTTCTTTTGTTCATTTTCAGATGACCATACAGTTTCTAAAATTTCTAATACCCCATACGGTATACTTCTGCCAGACTTACCATACTTAGCAATGATAACATCATTCAGTTGTAAATTATGTGTTTGAACATCTGATGGATGTATATAAACACTTTCATTTCTGGTAAGAATTAATCCTACTTTAGCTTCTGTAGGTTGGTCTTGAAATTCTGGAGGATTAGGTAGTGATCTTACAATCCTAATTTTTCCTTCAAATGTAACACCCATTATTTTTCTCCTAATAATTTTTTATGATACAATCTATCTAGTTGATGTAGCATATACTTTCTGTTATTTTTTCTGTGGTTTACTATCTTTGCAAAGTCAGACCAAACTGGAAACTCAACTTTCGTATCTACAATCTCTCTCATTGCATACAAAGTTATGTCAGCTGGTACATCTAAAAGCTGGCTTGTTAGTGCTTTGATTCTTACACTTTGGTCAGCAGCAGTTTCACCATACGGTTTTTTCATCAATGTAGAAATTGAGGCTAGAGCCTTCTTAATTTCTTCCGAGGGCAATGGTACTAAAGTTTCTAATATAGCCTCTCTACAAGCTTTAAAATGGCTCTCATCAGCTATTTCAATGTCAAGTGTGGGTGATTTGTGTTCAGATCCTAGTTTAATCGTCACTTTTGAGTCCGTCAACGACTGAAGAGAAGTAGTCAGATGAATGTCTATTTGTATAGGATTTTCTATTGCCTTTAATACTTTCAAAGCTAACGACTTTCTTTCCCCACTCAGCGACGTTACGACACCAGTTGAAATAAGCTCTCTCTGGTTTTGCAAAGACTGAACCCTTCGCGACATGATAGTTGACAAACTTATCGGTTTCTTGTTCATGATTTATTTCTCCAAATTTACTGTTTATCTTATCTAGAATATCTTGATCTGGTTTCCATTCTAAGTTTAGTAAACCTTTTTTTTCCCTAGATATATTTCTATTTATATGGTTACTTGATAGGTTAGTGGTCGGCTGGCGACCAACGTAGGTCGCGTAGCGACCAAGGTTGGGAAGTATTGTATAGATATTTGATGCGTGTGAATTGCCAGATGTTCGACAAATGTATTCGTGTTCTTCTAACCAGTTGAGTCTACTCTTGAGTGTAGTATTTTTTATACGACTTCGCTTAGTTAGCGTCGACAAACTTGGGAAACAAGTTTTTGTAGTGTCATCTGCATAGTCAGCTAGCACCATAAGTAACCATTTTGATAGAGGATCTTCAATATCATCTATCTTCATTACTTCTGCCATGAGTATAAAAGACATATATTCTCCTTGTTATTGGGTGAAGTAATCGTTCCATAACTCTTGGCATTGTGATTGTATATGACAAGAGTGAGAGATCATTTCACCAGCGGTTTTTGATTCTCGTTCAGCCCATGCAATTATAATTTCTAGCTCTTCTACATGAGTTGCATCTTTGATTTTAGCTACAACTTCATTCCAAAACAAGTCATAATTACTAGGGTAGTTTGCTGCTTTTAGTTTTCCCATGCTCTCTTTCCTCCATGAGTTGTTGAAAAATTTCACCAGACATAATGACTAGTGTTTGTGGTACACCTCTACGTCTTTTGTAGAAGGCTATATCTCTGTTTACCAAGACTTTAAATGGACTTGGAAAACTAGAAACATCTCTGTATTTAACTTCACCAATGAGTTTGATGCCTTGTATTTCTAGTACAAGATCACCAGTATATTCACCACCTAATGAACCAGACATTGGTTGACGTTTTGTTTTTATTCCAAGACTGTTCAACCAGTCTACGAACCACCGCTCATGATAGGTTCCTTTGTTTTTATTTTTGTTCGCCATTTATCACCATCATAACATTGTAAACATATGATATAATACTTTGTAACATCCCCATTCAAAGAGATAGTTACAAAGTATTCTGATTTGCATTCACAAGCTTGGCAAGTTTTATATATTATCTTGCTTGGTTTCTTCTTCTTCCGTCTTGCCACTATATCTCCATAGTATACATGATCTACCATACTTGGTTTGACCTCTGATTCCACTGTCTTTAATGGATCCTTGATTTGCTAACTCTGTTAATCTTGGTTGAATTTGACAAGCGTCTTTATATAAAGCTAGAGCTACAGTTCCAGAAGAAACACATAGCGTTGGGTTATTTTTAAAATATTGTAAGACCTCTTGTCTTAGAGTTAGTTTGTTATTTTTATTTTGGGTTGCTGCTTTGTAGCTGGTATCTTGTTTTTGAAAACCAATACCATCTGATGTGTATCCACCTGTCTGACTCATTGTATATCTCCACTCCAATATAAATCACGCTCAACTTTGCCACCAAAAGGTAACACCACAGATTTTAACTCGTTCAAATCTACATAACCTAGCTCAGTTTCATAACCTAAATTGCAATAACCAAAAGCTATATCATTGTCATCTAGTTCTGATAGATACCAAGTACCTACACCATACGGATTGAATAGTTTTACAATCGGTGCAAATCTTTTCTTACCATCTGCGTTAGCTTTATGGTTAGCACGCAGTTGGCTTTCTATTTTCTTTGTAAGTAATTGCATTGTGATTCTCCTTATCTAATTTTTTGCCAATGCGTTAACAATTCTAAAATGTATTCCCTATCTGGTTGAGGAAGTTCTTTTAGAATTTTTAAAAGTTCTACTAATGTTTCTTTTTTACTTCTCTCCATAGTCTGCCTCTCTTTCTATAAGATATTCAGCATGATCTACTGCATATCTACCGTACTCTTTGAACTTTATTTTGATCCAAGCTATAGCTTGATCGTTAGTCATGCCTTTGTCATTTAGACAATAAGCAAGTGTTGATTCTATATCGATTTGAAGATCACTGTTTCTTCCCATTGGGATCCTCCATGATTTTGTATTCTGGTATAGAATCATCAATGATATGTTCAATAGATTGTGATTTTAATCTTTCATTTTGTTCTGTCATAGACTGACTCATCTCTTGCCACATTTTGTATTCAACTTGTTTGAACATATAATCAAAAATTATTTTTTTAATTTTTTCATCTTGTTGCAATTCTAAAAGTACAGCCAAATCTCTAACTGTTTGACTGTCTGAAAGCCAATCAGAAAGTTTGGAAAGTTGTTGTGGAGTTTCGATTATTTCCAGTAGCTTGTCAGCTAGGTGTACATATGGGTTTGTATTTGGCATGGTTGTGCCTCCTCTCTTTCAATGGTTTTATTGTATACTAATGTCCAAGAAATACAACTAGTATTATGTATATCATGGTAAACAACCATGCTGATGTAAACATACCTAGTATGAATTGACGTATCATTTGTACCTCCATTTGTGTGTAAAGAGAGGCTAGACAAGCTAACCTCTCTTTGGTTAGGTTATATATCCAAGTTGATAAGCTCTTTAAGTTCACTCATAACTGCTTGTGCGTTAGGTTTCATAGTAGCCTTTGCACTGTTATGTTTGTACTCAGAACCAGTATGTTCCCAGTATACTCTCTCAGTTGATTCTACATACTCTTTAAGTGAGTGTAACTCTGGTATCATTCTTTTGAGTAAGATAGTTTTATTGTATATCTGTACATCTTGAACTTCTGAACCAGAGTATTGTTCATCAAGTATTTTAAGTTCAGCTTTAAGATCTGACATAATCTTTTTCTTGTAAACTAAACTATTATTAGCAACAAAACATAGATCTTTAATTCTAGCCTCTGTGTACTTTTCACTAAGATCTGAGGTTTGTGTATGGTATGTAACATATTGCCATACGATTTGGTCAAGGGTTGCTTTTGATGGTTTTGCTTTTTTAGTAGTTGTACTCATTTTTACCTCCATGAGTTAGTTGATTTATGCAGACACAAGGACACTCCTTGAGGGAGCGACAGCGACTTTACTGATTCGCAAGGCCTTTAGTCGACGAGCCTGCCGAGGAGTTGCCTTGCGACTCTGCTCAAGGTTTGTCAGAAGGGGCAAATAAATCTACTAATGAAATGGAGTACAAATGTGTGCAATGGATAAAAAAGTGAAAGCAGCAAAACAAACCTTGTGCCAAAGCGTATGGTAATATGTCTTGTGTAGTATGCTGTACATAACGTCAGATCTTGGTGGAACGTACACAGAGTCTGTTGACAATGGTAGATCTATGTGCATGATGATAATAATAGTGGAGGTTATATGAAAGAGCTTAGTGTTCAACTAACAGACAAACAGGTAAAGCTTGTTGATACGCTTGTAGCCACAGGTTGCAGTATCAAAGAGGCAGCTGGTATTGCTGGCTACGCTAAAGGAGAGTCAGGTCGTGTGTCTGCTAGTAAGGCATTACGGACTCCAAAGGTACAAGCCTATATGCAGACAGCAATACAGCAGACTCTAGGACTAAATGCTACGTATGCGGCGCATAAGTTGTCTGAGCTTAGCACTGGTGCAAGAAGTGAATACGTTCAGCTAGAAGCCAGTAAAGACATACTTGATCGAGCAGGATTTAAAGCTCCAGACAAGCATATGCATCTGCATACGGGTGGTATTAAAATTAACATACAGCTGGACTAAATGCATAGCGTGTCAACATACTGTAG